ACATGAATACTATACACCTCCACAAACTAAAGGATATGCAAATTGGCTTGTAGTATGTAAAGCTCTTAATAAAGTAATTGATGAAGTAAAAGTAAATTACACAAAGGAGACTGTTTAAACATGAATATGAATAAATACCTAGTAACACTAACACAAGAAAGAATTATAGATGAAGTAAATCATTTAATGGAATTTTCATTAATGGTAAAAGGGTATAGCGACCAACAGGTTAGGGATATGTTTTCTTGTGGTGGTTATGTATTAACAAGTGTAAAATTTAAACAGGGGAAATATGATGTTAAATAAATGGGATAGTTTTTTGACAGAAAAAAGGAAAAAAAGAAACTGTAGTATTTTATTTTTTTTAGTGGGAGTTTTTTCCACGATTATTTGTTATGAATTTTTTTAATAGTTTTTTAGTTTTTTATTTTTTAGCTTCAATTTTTTCTTTTATTAGTTTTATTTTTTAAAAAATTATTTTTTCCTTTAATTCCTTTTTGGATTAAATAGTTTTTTGGTAGGGAGTTTAAACACTCCCTATTTTTTTATCTAAAATCAACTCACTTTATCAAATACATAATATTGTTTAAACGCTCTAATATATCAACTCAAATAACAGAATATATAATATTGTTTAAACGCTCTTTTAGTGATAAGTAAAATCAATCAATAAATACTATCAATTATTATTGACATGATGTTAAAATACCCTTACGCACACGAGTGCGATATTTTAATTTTAAAAAGGAAATTTAAAAATGAATAAAGAATTAATGAAAAAAAACCAACAAAGAATAGACAGAGAAAAATCAATAGAAACTTTAAAAGAGTATCTAAAAAAAGATATGACAATTCATTCTATTATTAGAAGTGTATCTAGTAGCGGTGAGACTAGAAATATATCTTTTAAAATCACTGATAAAGATAATATACTAGACTTATCTTATCATATTGCTAAAGCATTAAAATATCCATTCAATGAAAAATATCACGCTGTAAAAGTTTCAGGAAGTGGCATGGATATGGCTTTTCATGTAGTGCATAATTTAAGCCATGTTTTATATGGTACAGGTTATAAATTAAAATCTAATATAATATAAGGGGTATAAAAATGAGTTTATTAAAAGGAACGAGTCAAGCCCTAGTATTGCAATATAAAGGCTATTTAAAAAATCTTAATACTAATTGCAGAGAGCAGTTAAAAAACTACAATGAAAATTATGGGCATCTTAATTATGATGTATCCGACAATATTTATTATGGTTATGAGTCTGCTATTAATGATATGCAGTGGGAGATAGACCAAATTTATGCGAATCCTAACAATTATAAAAGGGGTGTTTAAACATGTATATAAATAAATCAGAGTTTGAAAAAATTAATAAGTTACAATCAGAAGTATATGATAGTAAAAATTCATGTAAAACTGATAGTGAATGGAGTATGGCAAAGGTATTTATAAATAAAGACTTATTAAAACTAGGTTATGAATTAGATTGTTACGAGCAAGTTATTAAAAGGAGTGTTTAAACAATGTTACTTACTTACGAAATAAAAGTTTTTCGCAATGTATCAGATAATCACAAATTTGATAGGGAATATACTTTTTTTATTGAAAAATATAATCAACACTCAAATAATATTTTTGATGCAAAAAGCGAAGCGGTAAAAAAAGCGAAGTCATTAAACTATGATGATGATTTTAATTATTGCACTTATAATGCTGATTTGGAGTCAATCAATGTAAAATATTAAAATAGTTTTATTTTTTTGAAGCCCTGATTTTTTCGGGGCTTTTTTTTATTTTATTTTTTCGTTTAAACGCTTCTTATTTTTTTATTTTATTTTTTTGTTTAAACAGTGTTATTTTTTTGTGCTTATTTTTTAAGCAATTTTATTTTTCTGTGGATAAGTTGTGGATTAAATCAACAAAAGTTATCCACAAGCAATATTGTATAAAAATTAAGCAGATGTTAAGCAAATTGTAGTGATGCTCTAGAACGCTTTCATATCAAGGGATTCAAGAGGGCTTGCAGAATGGCTCTCTATGGGCTTTTTAAGATTGACAGAATACCATTACATCAAAGTAAGCCTAAATTGTCATATGGGCTTAAAAAGGCTCTTTAAATTGATTGGTTGATATTGTATAAAATCAGGTAAAAATCCTAAAAAAATCCGCCTTATATATATTAAAAAAAACTTTAATTAATTAGTAAATAATTATTGACACTAAAAAACTAATATGTTTATAATGTCGCAAGTGCTGAAAATGGCACTGTTTAAACTAACTTTAAAAAGGAAACTAAAATGAAAACATTACTAAAACAAGCGACTTACAATCTAAATAAAGAGCAACAGCATTTATTAAATTTTGCTTTATATGAAATAAGAAAAAACAAAAGTATGACAGCAAAAGAAATAGCACAGGTTGATAAAATGATTAAATTCATGGGTGGTTCAAGCTCTGAAGTATTCAGATTTATCAGCAAGTAATTTAATTAATCAGGGCGGTACTTAACCGCCCATTTAAAAAGGAAACTAAAAATGGAAAATATAAATAGGGAAACATGGTTAAATTTAATGATTGATAAAAGCGTGCCATTATTTGATGAAGCAGGCTTCAAAATTTCAGATATCAGAGAAAAATTAAAAGCTTCATGTTCTGTTATGGTTGGAATGAGAAAGTCAAAAAAATTCAACGCTATTGGTCAACACTTACCAACAGAATGGAATAAAGATTCTAATCATGAGTTATTAATAAGCCCCGTTCTAGAAGATGAAATAACTGTTGTTGGCGTTCTTATTCATGAAATGGTTCACGCTATTCAACGCCATTTATATGGCAATGAAGTGCAGCCACATGGAAAAGAATTCAGAAAAATAGCTATTGCGGTTGGCTTGCAAGGAAAAATGACAGCTACTACAGAAAGCCCCGAATTAAAAATTAAGATTGAGAATTGGATAAAAGAAATTGGAAAATATCCGCACTCAAAAGTTAATTTTGAGACTAGGAAAAAACAGTCTACAAGATTGTTAAAGCTTACTTGTCAACATTGCGGTTTTATTGCAAGGGCTTCAAGCGGTGCAATAAATAACTTTGGATATCCTAGCCATTGTGATGATGAAATGATTATTGAGTAGTTTAAACAACCCCAAATAAATCAGCCCCTTTTTAGGGGCTTTTTTATGTCTATTAATAAAACCCTTTTTACATTGTGGTTATTGTGATTAAAAATTAATCATGTGGATTAATTGTGAATAACTTAAAATGATGATATAATTGCTATCAATTAAGCGTTAAATCCCTTTAATATCAATCTAGATAGACAATCAATAAACCCTTATAAATCAAGGCTTTTAAAGGCTTTGATATATTTAACGGATATATAAGGCGATAATAGTATTAATACAGGCTCATAAAGGTATCTAGAAGCTCTCTCACGAGCTTTTCTTTAACTAGGTGAGGGGTAACCTTACCCTATGTTATTTAAACGCTTACAGGGGCTTAAAACAAGCCGTTTAAACATTGTGCTTAATATTTAAGCAGATGTTAAGAACTGCGAATAGTTATCCACAACCAATCAAACATAACAATATGAATAATACTAATGAAATCAATGAGTTAGAAGTTATAGACCCAGAGTTATCCACAGGTAAGGAAGTCTCAAAGCCAGTGATAGCAAGGGATTCAGAGCAATTGCCTAAAAAAAAGGCAGGGAGACCCCGACACCAAGTTTTAGCGACCACCCGAAATGAGGTCTATGAATTATCTAAAGTAGGTACTAGGTATGAAGATATCGCGACAGTGTTAGGATTCTCTGAAGATACATTGACAAAGTATTATCGGGAAGAACTAGACAAGGGTAGAATAGAAAGCAATGCAATCATTGCTGGAACATTGTTTGAGAAAGCTAAACAAGGTGATACTGCCTCTATGATGTTCTGGTTAAAGACAAGAGCACAGTGGTCTGAAAAAAATACCACAGAATTAACTGGAGAGGGGGGTGCACCCATTAATATCAAAGTAGTAACAGGAATAGATTAAAAAACCCCAGTACCCAAAATTTTATTTTTTTAAAAACACACTATATATCTTATCTATTCTTATCTTATCTGTTATAGACACCCTCTAGACTACCTCTAGAGCATCTCTAGACAGTCTCTATAATTAACTAAATTAGGAAGTATTATGAATGAAAAACTTTTAGCTCAAATCATCAATGGCATGAGGATGAATCAACCACAAGGTGCAGTAGGAAATGTATCTAATAATGAGGCTGCTATGTTTTCAAGCAACCCAATGAACGGAGCAGTAGCTGGAGGTAATGTAGGCAATGTTTCTGACAGAGAAGCCTCTTTGTTTAATATGATGGCTGGTGGTATTAGCAACCCTATGCCTCGTATTAATGAAATGAGAAACAATTTAGCAACGGCAGGTTCTGTTGGTAATACAAGTGACAATGAAGCAGCAGTGATGGCTCAAGCAGTAAATGAAATGAGAGCATTGCAAGCAAAAGGGGCAGCAGGTAATGGGGCATTAACAACTGATGAAATTAATAGATTTGTCTATTTACGAAATATGCTAAACCCCAACCTACCACAAGAAGAACCAGTAAATTACAACACTATGCCTGTAGACATAGATGGAGCTTCTGCTGGTAGTCCAATGAGTCAAAAAGAATTAAATTTTATATTAAATAGGATAAGATAAATATGTGGTCATGGCACTGGTTCTGTGGTTGTCACTTTGGTTTTGAATGGTATCAAGACAGAAAAGTAGATGATTCTAAAAACAAAACTTATTTTAACTTTTTTATTATTGATGTAGGATGTTTACGCATACAGAAATGTGAACAAGTGGAGAATGTGTAATGAACCCAATGAAAAGACCAATGAGAAAAAGTCCAATGAAGAAAGGCAAGAAGAAATGCGTAGATGGTTTGAATCTATAGGGGACTGTGTATGAGCTTATATGCCAATATAAACAAAAGAAAGAAAGCAGGAACTAGCAGAACTAAAAAGAAATCTACTATATCAGATAAAGCATATGCAAATATGAAAGCTGGCTTCCCTAAAAAGAAAAAGAAAGCTAAAAAGAAAGCTAAAAAGAAATAGTGGTAGCAAAGAAAAAAGTAAACCTGTCTGTAGGTAGAGGTGAAAAACGCTCTGTTAAGCAGGGTGCAGGATTAACAGCAAAAGGTAGAGCAAAATATAATCGTGCAACTGGCAGTAAGTTAAAAGCCCCAGTCACAGGTAAAGTTAAAGCAGGTAGTAAGGCAGCAAAAAGAAGAAAGTCTTTCTGTGCTAGAAGTAAAGGCTGGACAGGTGAACGCGGCAAGGCAGCACGAGCCAGATGGAAGTGTTAGACAAAGCAGCAAGAAATAAGATAGCCAGTAAAATCTGGAGGGCTAATAACCCCGACAAGATACGCAGCAAGAATTACAAAGATAGATACGGCATTACATTAGATGATTACAATGCCATGCTAAAAAAACAAAAACATAGATGTTATTTATGTGGTAGTCACAATGATGACACCAAGTTATATGTAGACCACTGCCATACAAAAAAGACAGTAAGAAAGTTATTATGTCAATACTGTAATACTGGATTAGGTCAGTTTAGAGACAATATAAAAGTAATGAAGAAAGCAGTGGAGTATTTAAAACAATTTAAATAGGGTAACGACCTCGTAAGAGAGTTACAATAAGATGGTAAAACAAATAACAACAGGCTATAAGCCAAGAGCTCCACAAAAAGAAATACATGAAATGGTTAAAGGTAATCGTTTTAGTGTTGTGGTTGCTCATAGACGAATGGGTAAAACAGTTTGTGCTATTAACCAACTGATACATAGTGCACTCAACTGTGATAAACCTAATCCTAGATTTGCTTATGTAGCACCGACCTACAATCAAGCTAAAAGAATTGCATGGGACTACTTGCTAGAATATACAAGACCATTAGAAGCTAAAGCCAACATTGCTGAACTGCGTGTAGACTTTATGGGCAGAAGGATAAACTTGTATGGGGCAGATAACCCTGACAGTCTGCGTGGAATCTACCTAGACGGGTGCGTTCTTGATGAAATTGGGAACATTAATCCTACACTATTCACAGAGATTGTCAGACCTGCACTAGCAGACCGACTCGGCTACTGCGTAGCAATGGGTACACCGAAAGGACAGAATCACTTTAAAGACTTGAGAGATAGAGGGTCAAGAAGTGAGGGTTGGGAATTATTAGAATTTAAATCTTCTGAAACAGGTATTGTTGATAAGAATGAGTTACTCGCTGCTAAAGCAGAAATGGGTGACGATAAGTATGCTCAAGAATTTGAGTGTAGTTTTAACGCTCCAGTAGAAGGTGCATATTACTCATCTATTATTAATGATATAGAAGAACAAAATCATATTATAGATATTCCTAAAGACGAACTAGCAAGGACATATACTGGCTGGGATTTAGGTATGTCAGACTCTACTAGCATTTGGGTAGCACAGGTAGTTAATAAAGAAATACGGCTCATAGATTTTGTAGAAAATCATGGTGTTGGTCTTGATTACTATGTAAATTGGCTACGAGAACATGACTATATGTACGCAACACACATATTACCTCATGATGTCGCTGTAAGAGAATTAGGTACAGGCAAATCAAGAAAAGAGATGTTAGAGGAAGCAGGTTTAAACATCACAGTTGCAACCAAGCTATCAGTAATGGATGGTATTGCGGCAGCAAGACAAATATTACCACGCTGCTGGTTTGATAAAGATAAAACAAAACAAGGATTAGATGCACTACGGAACTATCGTAGAGTATTTGATGAAAAAAGAAATGTATTTCATGACAGACCTTTCCATGATTGGGCATCACACGCATCTGATGCGTTTAGATACCTAGCAGTTGGTATGGATGAGTCCCCTATGGAAGCATGGACAAAACCACTAGAGATAAACACTTCATGGATAGTATAAATGGCATACGATAAAGAAAATATGAATAGCAAGGAAGATAATGTAGAACTTGCTAACCTAATAGATTCGCATATTAACGACTCATTAGGTTTTATAGAGACTGAAACTTCTCAAGAAAGGCAAACAGCACTAGAGTATTACTTGCGTGAACCTTACGGCAATGAAGTAGAAGGTCGCTCACAAATAGTAACAGGTGAAGTGGCTGAAGTAGTAGATGGTGCACTGCCACAAATTATGAAAGTCTTTACTAGCAGTAATAAAGCTGTAGAGTTTGAGCCAGTTAATCAAGGTGATGGTGCTCTAGCAGAACAGATGACTGCCTATGCTAATCACATATTTTATAAAGACAACAACGGCTTTGAAATAATGCACGACTGGTTTAAAGATGCACTGTTGCAAAAAGTAGGTGTTGTAAAAGCCTATTGGAATGATAAAAAGAATACAACAACAGAAAAATATCAAAATCTGACAGAAGATGAATTAACAATGATTATGCAAGACGAGGAAGTAGAAATCGTTGAGCAAGAAGAAGTAGAAGAAGTAATAGAGCAAGACCCACAACCAGCAGTAGACCCAATGACAGGTCAGCCTATGATGAACGAAGTAGGTGAGCCAGTGATGATGGATGTTCCACCTATTGTAAATGTTTACTACAATGTAAAATGCAAACGCACTAAAGACTATTCTAAAATTAAGATAGAGAATGTAGCTCCAGAAGAATTTTTAATTGATAAAAGAGCTGTAACAATTGAAGATTCTGATTTTGTAGCACAAAGAAGTTTAGTTACTCGTTCAGATTTAATAGCAATGGGGTATGACCCAAAAGTTGTTGAAACATTACCTATGGGTGATACATTAGATTTTACACCAGAGAGGGTAGCGAGATATGGTGCAGGTGAGCAACCTTTTAATACTAATGACTCTAATGATGAATCAATGGAATTGGTTGAGTATTACGAGTGTTATGTAAAAACAGATTTAGATGGAGATGGTATAGCAGAACTTCACAGAGTTTGCTATGCAGGTAATGAGGTATTAATGAGTGAGGAATGTGATTATGTTCCTTTCCATAGTGTTTGCCCTATTCCAATTCCACACAAATTTTTTGGACAATCTTTAGCAGACAGAGCAATAGACCTACAGTTAATTAAGTCTACAGTTACCCGACAAATGCTAGACAACTTATACTTAACTAACAACTATCGTGTAGGAGCAGTAGAGGGACAGGTTAATCTTGATGACTTATTAACATCTACAGCAGGTGGTGTTATTCGTATTAAGAATCCTAATGCGTTAGTACCAATGACAGTGCAATCTAGTGCAGCACAATCATTTCCTATGTTGGAATACCTAGATGGTATTCAAGCAAAAAGAAGTGGTGTGTCAGATGCACAGCAAGGTCTTGACCCTAATCTTTTACAAAATGTGACAGCAACAGCAGTCAGTGCTATGACATCTGCATCACAAGGTAAGCTAGAACTTATAGCTCGTATCTTTGCAGACACAGGTGTAAGTACATTGTTTAAAGGTATTATGGCATTAGTTTGTAAGTACCAAGACAAAGAAAGAATTATTAAAATTAACAACTCTTTTGTTCCTATGAATCCTAGAGAATGGGACACAGAATATAACATTACTGTTAATGTTGGATTAGGAACAGGCGGCAAACAAGAACAACTAGCGACTATGCAAATGATTCTTGCTAAACAAGAAGAAGTAATTAAAGGATATGGTTTAAACAACCCGTTAGTTAATATTAAACAATACAGAGATACACTTGCAAGATTTGTAAACATGGCTGGGTTTAAAGACGACAGTCAGTTCTTGATGGAAATATCAGAAGAACAAGCAATGCAAATGGCTCAAGCTGCTGCCCAAGCTCCTAAAGAAGAAGATAGTAATACTAAAGCTGCAATGATTTTAGCAGAAGTAGAAAGAGAAAAAGCACAGATGAAGATGCAAGAGCAAATGGCTAAACTAGAATTAGAGAAACAGCAAACAGAACTTAAAATGCAAAAAGAAATGTTAGAGCTTCAGCAAGAAAAAATGGAGTTTGAAAAAGAAATGGCATTGCGTGAGTTAGAATTAGCACAAAAGTCAGCTAACGACAAACAAAAAACAGATATAAGCAAAACTTCAGAAATTATAAATTCTTTAGAAAAAATACAAAATATAACAACACCTAAACTATGACCAAATCAGAAGCATTTAGAAACTTACTACAAAGTCAAGAACTACATGACGAAGTAGAAATAATGAAAAAAGAATTAATGGATTTAATTGTTAATTCTGATGATGATAAACCAAGCGTAAGAGAAGCAGCATATATCAGGATTAAAGTTATTAACGAACTCATGGCTCGTTTTGAATCTATATCAAAAGATGATGAGATTAAAGACAAGGCATGGAAAATAATATAGGCATATAGCCTGTATGGGAAAGCCACACCGAGATGGCACAAGGAAAGAAAAATGAGTGATGACACCATGACTTCCGATACAACGGAAAGTGGAAATCTAACAGTAACAGATGCAGCTTCAGCTATTGAAGGTATGTTATCTGCACCAGAGGACTCCACACAGGAACAACCAGAAGTTGTAGAAGAACAAACCGAAGAAGTAGAAGAAGTAGAGGAAACTGAAGAAGAAACTGAACCAGAGGTGGAAGAAGAAGTACAAGCCGAAGATGAAGTGGAAGAAGATGTAGACTCCGAAGTTGAAGAACCTGAAGAAGTTGAGGAAGAACAAACTTTCACCATCAAAGCAGCAGGTGAAGAAAAAGAAGTTACCCTTGATGAGCTAAAGAAATCTTATCAACTCGGCTCTGATTATACTAAAAAGACTCAAGAAGTAGCTGAACAGCGTAAAGTCATTGAGCAGGAAGCTAAAGCTATTATTGAAGCTAGACAAGTTAGAGATAACTATTCACAAAAATTGCAGGCAATAGAACAATTCTTAAATGGACAAAATGACAATCCAGCAGAATTAGCTGCAATGAAAGAGAACGACCCAGTAGGATATGCAGTTAAGGTCGCAGAAATGACCGAAAAGAAAGAACAATTACAAACAGTGCAGGCTGAAAGAGCTCGTCTTGCTCAAGAGCAACAAGCGGAATCTCAAGCACAAATGCAAAAGTTTGTAGAACAAGAACAAATAAAACTAGCAGAATCCTTACCAGAGTTTTCAGACAAAACGAAAGGCGAACAAGTCAGAAATGATATTCGTAGCTACGGAAAAAAGGTTGGTTTCACAGACGAGGAATTATCACAAGTCTATGACTCTCGCCATGTATTGGTATTACATAAAGCAGCACAGTACGACAAATTAATGGCAGGTAAAGCTGGTGTTAAGAAAAAAGTCGCTAAAGCACCAAAGACTGTAAAGTCTGGAGCTAAAGTGAAGCAGAATGTAACCGACATACAAAAGAAACAACTTAAAAAGCTACAGCAAACTGGTTCAGCCAGAGATGCCGCAGCTATATTTGAAAACTTTATTTAAGGAAAAACAATGGCAGAATTTAGAACTTATACAGCGATTGGTCAAAGAGAAGATTTAAGCAATACTATCTTCAATATTGCACCAACCGAAACACCAGTAGTTTCATCTATTGGTAAAACAAAGGCAACAGCAACATATCATGAATGGCAAACTGATGACCTAGCAGCAGCTAGTGCAGCAGGTCTTTTAGAAGGTGCTGATGCTTCAGGTGCTTCTGATACTCCTACAACTCGTGTAGGTAACAGAACACAAATTCAAGGTAAAACAGTTCATGTATCAGGTACTCTTGATGCAGTTGATAAAGCAGGTCGTAAGACAGAAACAGCTTACCAACTAGCTAAAGCAGGACAAGAACTAAAACGAGACATGGAAAAAACTATTCTTGGTAATGTAGCTCAAAATGCAGGTGCTGCTGGTTCAGCAAGGCTTCTTGGCTCTATCCAATCATGGCTTGGTACTAACTTTGTAACAATGACAGATGGTGTTGCTCCTGTTGGCTCTAACGGCACAGCCGCTAGAACAGAAGGTGCTACTGCTTCTGCATTTACAGAAGCTAAACTAAAAGAAGTAGTAAAATCATGTTTTGAAAATGGTGGTAACCCAACTCTATTAGTTGTACCGCCAACACAAAAACAAGTAGTATCTACTTTTACTGGTATTGCAGAGCAGCGTTATCAAGCTCCTGCTGCTAAAGCAACTACTATTATTGGTGCTGCTGATGTTTACTTATCAGACTTTGGTACTTTATCTGTTGTACCTGACAGATTTATGACTGCTGATGTAACTCCAGATGCAGAACAGGCTCTTGTATTAGACCCTACTATGGCATCTGTTGCTACACTACGACCATTTGAGTCAAATCTATTGGCTAAAACTGGTGACAGTGAGAAGCATCAAATGCTTGTTGAGTACACTCTACAAGTATCTAACGAGAAAGCACATGGTATCGTTGCTGACTTGGCAGTTTAATTTAGGTTAAACATTAATATTGCCCCTTCGGGGGCAGTATTATTATTGAGAATAAAATGAGAAAATTCAAAGAACATAATACAGATGATGGCAAGATTGTAGAGACCAATCAAGATGTAACTGACATCATTGAAAAGAATAAACAAGAATACAATAACAGCTCAACAAAATGGGGTGAGGATGTCTTTGATAACAAGATAGCTTCTATACCTTTAACTGTTATTGATAAGTTAAACCAACAAGGAATAATGAGAGGGTTTCATGTATTAGACCAAAAGAAATTCTTTGCATGGTTAAACGACCCAGACAATAGATTTTTTAGAACAAAACAGGGCAGAATCTAAATGGCATTTTTTACAGATTACACAACGCTACAAGCGACTATAGCTGATTATTTAGCTCGTTCTGATTTAACAACCCAGATACCAGAGTTTATAAGATTAGCTGAAGATAGATTGTTAAGAGACTTACGCATAAGACAAATGATTAAAGTTGCTACGGCAGATACTACAGCAGGTGATGCTACTGTATCTTTGCCTTCTGATTTTGTTGCTATGAAAGATTTGCATTTACAAGGAAACCCACCACAAACAATTAAATTCTTGTCTACAAGTAATTTCTTTAGAAATGCTCATTCATCAACATCTGGATTACCTAATCGCTATACACTATTGGGTGCAGAGTTTCAATTTGCTCCAATCCCTGATGCTGTTTACACACTTCAAATGGTTTACTTTTATAAACCAGAATATTTAAGCGATACTAATTCATCTAACCTTTGGTTAGCAGATACACCTGATTTATTACTTTACGCTGCACTAGGTGAAGCAGAACCATATTTGATGAATGATGAAAGACTTGCAACATGGGCAAGTATGTATGACAGAGGAGTAAACGCTCTACGCAAGAGTGATGACGAATCTGAATACCCTGCTCAACCACTTACTATTACTAACTCAACGAGGTAAATTATTATGGCTGAAATGTCGGATTATTTAGAAGTCGCACTTCTAAACGCAACACTTAACGGAACTGCTTTTACAGCAGT